CCAACCTTCAACATAAACGCGATGCGCTGCGCGTTCATTGTTATGTAATACGTAATTGCGTTATTGTGGGCAGGAACGCCGCAATACTTCGCGCCGGGTTGCGAATCAAACGAATTGCCGGAAACGTAGCCGGTAAAGCATCCAAGCAAGAAGTTATAGTAATCGCCCGGAAAACTTTGGTACGTGCGAATTCCTATAAAAATTTCTTCTCCGCCGGACAAGCCCAAGCTTTTACCTATCCATTCTTTGTTTTCGCCCGACGTATCGTAACGAAGCGTTGTCCATCCGTTAGCTTCGGCCAGCGTTTTGATAATTGCCAAAACCTGATAATGGCAATTGTCGCCGCCGCCTTTCGTAACTGTTCCAATTGCATAACCCATTTATTTAACTCCGACGATTTTTGCGACGGTGCCGCCGTTTTGTTCGATGGTTTCCAGAATGAAAGCCCGGCCTTCCGAAGATTTAAGCCCGGCCAAGGCCGCTTCTTTCGATTGTACGACAACGGCGCTAAAAGGTACATTGACAACCGGCGCGGGCGCGGGTTCGGAATTGCCGCCCCTGCCCACACTAGCCGCCATTGCCTGTTCGTCGTTGCGCTGAACACTGGCCGCGCCCGTTTGCAGGGCTTGAAGGTCTGCAACGCCAATGCGGTTGGTCGCCGATGCGTTCATAACGAATTCTTGGCCGTGTACGACGCCCGCGACTTCGTTTACGCCCATTGACCCGGTAAAACCGCCCGACTTAAACCCGGTATTCTGCGACCGGATTTGCTGAACGTTCGCCAAGCCTGCGGCAATTGCAGCCGCAGCCGCAGCCGCGCCCAACGCCGGGCCGACGTAAGGAATCGACGCCATCGCAGCATAAGCCGACGTTGCCGATTGATACGTATTAATCATCGCTTGCGCGATTGCTGCGGCCTTTCCGACCGCCGCCATTTTCTTATTTCCCGACTGTTGAAGCGCGGCCAAGTTTCCGAAGAAACTACTTGCCGAATTCAAGTACAGGTTTTGCCGCTGCAATTCAAGTTGCATACTTGCGGCGGCGTATTCTTGGTCGCTAATCAAACGCTGTTCGTTCAGCATTTTAAGCTGTTCGACGTAAGTTTGATATTGCGCCAATTGCGCGTTAAGCTGCGTTTGAAAGTTCGTCGTATCAATACCCATGCCTTGCAACATGCTGTTAGTTGCTTCGGCTTGGTCGCCTGCGTTGAAACCGCTTCCGCTGTTGTTGCGCAAGTTCTGAATTGCTTTCAGTTGGTCGATAAACTGTTGGCGCTTGTTTACGCTGGCGTCCAACAACGACGCTTCTTGCTGCGAAACGGCGTTTACTTGCTGAATAAGCAACAGCTTTTCGCGAAGCTGCGCCAATTCGGTTTCGTTTAGAACGATGCCCTTTGCAAGCAAATCGTTCTGAACTTGCATAATCTGCTGTTCGATTTCGCGTTGCTTCGGCAGCATTTGCAAAAGCTGCAATTGCTGTTCAAGGTCGCGGTTATACTGCCGCAACGGGTCTTGCGAATTTGCGTAAGCTTCCGACGCCTTCGTTACTGCGCGGGCGTGCTGTTCCTGCGTAATTGCGCCCATTTGAAGAAGCTTGTTCGCCGCTTCCTGCGAAGCGTTGTATTCCTTCAACGGGTTAACAGCTTCGGCGTAAATTGCGTCGAACTGGCGTTGAACTTCGGTCGCGTCTTGAACGGCCTTAATCTTCGCCTTAATTGCTTCGGCTTCTTCCGACGTAAGCTTAATCTTTTTCTGAATCAAGCTTTCTTCGATTTGGTCGAACTTCGCTTGCGCTTCGCGCTGCGGTTGAAGCTGGAACATACGCGCCAATTCGTTATCAAGCTGCGTATTGATTTTTTCCATTGCCAGCGCGCGACGTTCCGCAGCCTTCGCCGCGTTCGCGTCGGTAGCCCCGGCAAGCTGCGACGCGCCAGACCCGCGAAGCTGCGCGCTTCCTGCGGCCCCGCGAAGCTGCGCGCTTCCTGCGGCCCTGCGCTGCGCGCCGATTTGCTGCGAACGGTCGAAAAGGCCGTTCAACAGGTTTTGCATTGCGCCGCCTTGGCTGTTAAATCCGTCTTCCAGCGATTGCGCCCAAAGCTTGCCCCAAGATTCGAATTCGGTTTGGCCTGCGCTGCCCATGCGTTCGAATTGGACAAGTTCGTAAGCCGACTTACCGACCATCGCGCGAAGCCTGTTCGCGGCTTCAATGGCTTTATTCGTTACGTTTTCAATCCAACCCGCGACAACGTTGTAAGCGTTTGCGATTCCGTTTTGAACCGAAATAACAACTTCGGCCATTGCACGGCCTGCGAACGTTGCGGCCCCGGTCAAAAGCCCGGCGATTGCGTCAAGAACTTTTGCGGCGTTTTCCAGCGCACCGGCCCAACCTGTACGGTTGGTTTGGAAGAATTCGGCGTAGCTGTCCGACCAAGAAGAAGTCGAATCGTCAACGTTCGAAGTAATTTCGCCAAGTGCGGCGCTTGCGAAGTCGCGCAGTTCTGCCCACAATTGCGACGCGATGGTTTTAACGCCGTCGATTGCTTGGCCGATGCCTTCAAAGGTCGCGCGGAAGAAATCGCCCAACGTCGTAACGTCGTCGATTCCCAAGTTAATTTCGTCGCGGAAAAGCGCAAGGTACGCAATCGCAGCCGAAAGCGCGACGACGATAAGGCCAATCGGGTTCGAAGCAAGCGCCAGCGTAAAGGCTTTTACCGCAGCCGTCGCACCGGCCAGCGCACCAACCAACGGGGCACCGAAGGCAACAAGCAACGCGACGCCAAGTCCGGCGACAATTACGGCAACAGTTTTCAAGTTTTCGCCAAGCCAAAGAATCGCGCGCGAAAGCCCGGCAGTAAAGCCGGTCGCTTTGTTCAATTCGCCGAAGAACTGAATTGCGTTGTTGCGAAGAACCGTCAAGCTTTGGCCGATTGTGGGCGTCGTCTTGTTAAACGTTGCGTCTACTTGGTCTTGTATAAGCTTGAAAGCTTCAAACAGAACTTCGGAAGTAATTTTACCTTCGGTCGAAAGTTCCTTAACGCGGTTGATTGGAACGTTAAGCGCCTTCGCTACTGCGTCCAAAACGATTGGCATATTTTCCGAAACGGCGCGGAATTCGTCGCCTTGCAGCTTACCGGCGTTGAAGCCCTGCGAAAGCTGCAACAAAGCCGACGACGCTTCTTGCGCTGTTGCACCGGAAACAATCAAAGCCTTGTTAATGGTTTCGGTCATTCGCAACGAATCTTCTTGCGACTTACCCATAAACGCCAAGGCACGGTCGAAGCGTGTAAACGCTGTCGCCGTTTCTTCAATACCCGCGCGCGTGCGGTTCGACAGTTCGAAAAGTTCGTTCGTAAGCGTGTTAACTTGTTCTTGCGACTTCGTTACGTTCTGCAACTTGTTTTGAAGCGTAACGTATGCGTCGGCGCTTGCAAGAATTGCGTTCGCCGAAATGGTTACGCCAAGAATTCCAGCAGCGGTTCGAATGTATCCGCCGAGGGCCGAAGTCGCGTTGCGGGTCGAATTGGCGGCCCGGTCTTGCGCCTGTTGCAGCCGCAGGGCGGCAAGGGCGGCCCGGTCGTTCGCTGCCGCCGCGTTGGCCGTCTGAACGGCTGTCCGCTGCTGTTCTGTCGCTAGGCGCTGCGCGGCTGTCGCCGTCTGCTGTTGGGCCGTCTGCGTGCGCTGCGTGGCCGTGGCAAGGTTGGCTTGCGCCGTGGCCCCTTGGGTCGCAGCCGTGGCGACGCGCGTTTGGGCTGCGGCGGCCTGCGCTGCGGCTGTTGCGGTGCGCTGCTGTTCGGTTGCCAGCCGTTGCGCGGCAAGCGCGCCTTGTTGAAGCTGGCGCGTTGCGCTGGCCGATGCGTTGATAAGCTGCGACAAGCCGCCGACGTTGATTGCCGAAAGCTGCGTTTGAAGGTTCTTAACTGCGGCGTCGGCGTTGCGGGCTTCGCTGGCAATTGTGCGAAGCTTCGTCGAAATGGACGGCGAAACTTTGTCTTGAACCTTAATTTCTATGTTTTCGTCGGCCATTTCTTCTAATCCTTAATCTTGAACTTCTTACGCATTTTGCGACCAATCAAAACGGCGCGTTCGACGAACCCCGCCGGGGCTTGTGCCGAATAACCGTCGTTCAGCCTGCGGATATACGGAAGGTTGTTCGTAATAAATATCGCTTGGCCGGGCTTCTTGTTTCGTAAAACAAGCTTCGCAGAATTCAACGTTTCAGCCGCCGAAGCGCGTTGCGTTGAACCCTGCGAACCCGGAAAATGCGGCTTGATTTGTTGACCCGACGGACTTTCTAGCGTTACAATCCAGTTCGACAAAGCTTGCGAAGTATCTACGGGCGTTTTGTACGCCAAGTCGCCCACAATAGCCAAAGCGGTATCGACGGCGTTTTGTGACGCCGCTTCGTCTATTGCCTTCGCTTTCTTTTCCAGCCTATCGGCTAGGTCTAGCAGGCTTTTTGCCATTCGATGCCGCCGCTTTCTGTTTGTCCGCTAGTTTCTTCAAGTGTTCCGAATCAAGCTTTCGCATAAAGTAAAACAAGTCTTCGGTTTGTTCTTCGTCAAACTCGAAAGCCCTTGCGTAAGCCGCCATACTTGTCCAAGGTATCGGCGTTAAACCGTTGCCGTGCGACCGTTCGCTATCTAGGTCGAAGAAGGCTTGCAAATACAACTGCAAGCCTACTTCAAGTTCTGGCGCATTCGCGATGCGTTCGGGTAACGGTTGCCCCGCGCGCATCGCTTGCTTTGCTATCGCCTGTTCGTGCGGGCCAAGTTCCAACAGGTGCGCCAAAACTTCCGTTAGTTTTTTGCTTCGGCTTCCAAAGCGTTATCGCGGAAGTTCGAAGCCAACTTGGCTTCTTCCTGCAAACGTTCGTAAACGTCCGGCAGTTCGGTAAGAAGCGAAATTGCGGCGTCCTTCGAATACGCAATTTCCTTGCCGTCTTCGCCCTGAACGTTCTTCCAGCCGCGCAACACGGTATCGACGAACACGCCCATAAACAGCGATTCGGCGACTTCGTTTTTCAGCGTGCCAAGTTCGACTTGACGGCGATAAGGACGGGTCGCCGCGTCAAGCGCCTTTGAATACGCCTTGTTCGATTTACCCATGCGGGAAATGATGAACGTGGGAACGGTGCCGTCGTCGTTCTGCGCTTCGGGAAATTCGATTTCGACGCCTTCGACTTCTTTTGCCGAATTCGTTTTGAATTGCTTAAACAGTCCAGACATTTGATTTACTCCGATTGAATGAAGAAAGGGCCGGTATTACCCGCCCCTTTGAGTTTACCGCAATTAGTCCGGCATTGCCAGATTCGGCAGATAAGAAAACACTTCGTACAGCATCGTATAGCCGTTCGCGTTTTCTGCGCCTGCGGGTTCCAGCGGAACGGTAATCGGCGCGTCTTTTTCGACGTTCAGACGACCGCCGCCCAAACCAAGCAACGGAATATCGAACACGAAACCGGCGTTCTTGGCCGCACTGATTACCGACAAACCAACGTCGGCGTTCGCGCGAACAGCCTTAACCGCTGCGACGGTCGTAAAGTAAGCGGTAATCGAACCGCCGACTTCGAAGTTACCCGCCGAAGTATCGAACGCGCCCAACACGCCGACCGCCTTGTTCGGCGTAACGTTGTTGTTAATCGAAACGTTCGCTTCGGAAACGTAGCCGAACAGGGCGGCGGGGTTCGACGACGCGGCGTCGTGAACGGCCATCTTGATTCGGTAAACGTCCGAAGAAGTGTTGTAAGCATCTTCGCCGGGCGCAGGCACGCGGGTTCCGCTTTTCTGTTCGTCGCCGGGGTCGCCGCTGCGATAAGTGTTGTCGCACGCAACAAACGAAAGGTCGGCGTTCAGCTTGTCGGCCTGCGGAACGTTCAACGTAAATTCGTTCGGTACTGCGCCTTCCAGATATTCGCACTGCGTACCGTTCAAACCTTCGCCCAAGGTGCGTTCGATTTGATACGAACGACGCTTGATAAGCGCCGGGGTCTTTTCGTTCTTGATAACAGTTCCGACGAAAAGACGAATCGACTTGCCGGTTCCGGTTTCGTTGGCCGCCTGCCAAGTCACGTCGTCGAAAACAAGCGCCTTCGCTGCAACCGACTTAATGCGGGCATAGCCCACATTATTAGCGAAGCGGTTTGCCGACGCATCGCCGCCGACGAAGACCCAACGACCGGGGAACAGTTCGGGCATGGTCGTAAAGTCGCCAGCGGTAACGATAAGCGAAACGACGTTGCCAGTTACGGCAATGTTCGCGTCTGCGGCGGCAAGTTGGCGACCGACGCATTCCAGCTTCGCGCCTGCGGGCGGGGTTTCGTCAATCAGGGTTTCAGCAACAACGACGCCCGCAGCGGTAGCCGAAACGACGGTTTTAAGGCCGTTGTTCGCCGCGTTGGCAAAGCCGGTCGCATATACCAGCATATCGGCACCAAACACGCCAAGCCCGGAAGCTGCGGCGTAAGTGCTGTCAACTGCGGTAACGCCGGTAAGCGCAACCGATGCGCCGTTAAGCGGCTGCGTCGAAGGAAGTTCGCGCGCGTCTGCGAAGAAGAAGCCTTGCAGAATTCGCGTAAGGTTGGTCTTCGTAAAGTCGGCGTTGAAGCCGCCCGATGCGTCAAGGTCGGTAATCGTGCCTTTCTTGTTCTGGCGCGACGGGTCGATAGGCGCGCGGGCAACGGTCGAAAGTTCGCCGCCGAAGTCCGAATAGCTGTTGGGTTCCAGTCCGTACCAAACGGGCGTACCCGGAAGCGTTTTCAGCGTCGTTTCTTCCGCGAATGCAAGGCCGGTAATGTTCGAATCAATTTTGTTAGCCATTTGGCGAACTCCTTTAACCTAATTCGTCGTATTCAAATTCGGCAACGACGTTAAACCGATAAAACAAATCTTCGGGCGAAAGTTCGTTTATTCGGGCATTGCGAAACCAAACCTTACCGGGCGTTGATTTGCCCCGGAATGAATTTCGCGCAACTTCGGCAAGCTTCCTTCCGATTTCGCCAGCTTGCGCAAGCGACTTCGGGCAAAAGATTTGCACGAACACCAGCCCCGAAGAAGTGTAACGCTTTTGACCGGGCAAGCCCGCTTCGTCTGAAAGCGTCGATTGTTCTTCAAATACCGTTTGCGTCGAAACGCGGCCCCAAAATTTGGAACCATCCGGCGACGAAGGTTCTTCGACGTATTGCCAACGAATTTCGGGAACATACCCGGCAACCGACGAAGTTTTGGCCGAATTCCAATCTTGCCAAAATACGGCGTTTATTTCGTCGATAGCATTACTATAAGTTGTTGTCATCCTTTGAACACTACCGTATAAAGTATGGTTTGGCCGTTCGGCGAAAGAACGTCGATATTTTCCAAACGAAGTTCTTTACCGTCGCGAATAACAACGTCTTTCAACGAAGGTTCGAAATTAACCGCGCCTATATATCCCATAACGGAACCCGTCGGCACTTCCGTTCCGCGAAGGTACGCGATTGTTTCGCGCATTTCCTTATTTATCGGAAGAAAGCAAATTGTTACGTCGTGTTCGACAGGCGTTGCGGGTTGCGTTGGTTTCCAAGGCTGCGAAGAATCGACCGGCGCACCGTCGCGAACAACCCGCCATTTAACAGCTTGGCCGTTCTTCGCAATAAGCTTCAATGCGGTTTTAACTTGTCGGTCGAATTGCGCCATAATTAAACCCGCATTGTTCGAAGTGCGAAGCCGGTTGCAGTTGAACCAAACAGCGGGGCCAACAGCGAATCGACGGCGGTTAATGTGGGCACGATACCAACTTTCGTCGGGTCGGCGTATTTGGTCGTAATCGGCCCTACGGTTTCTTCGGTTACGAAGTTCGAAGCCGAATAATTCGGCATAATATCGACGCCTTCGGCAATTGCCAGAATTGCGGCGCATTGTGCCGATTTAAGTTCTTTCGGAATTGCGTTCGACGGAAACGCGACTTCGCTTCCATACAAATAAACGTCGATTCGCGGCCATTGCAAAGCTTGGTCGGCGTTCGTCATTTCGCCTTGATAGCGATTCGCGAACGATTCCAAGTAATCTTTTGCCTTGATGATTTGAACGGCTACGTCGTCATCGGTAGCCGACAGGGTTACGCCGCGTTCCACGGCATACGACCGCACTTCGGCAATCGTAACGAACGAATTTGCGTTGGCTACGTTAGAACCGTCTTCAACTGTAATTGTTATCGCCATTTTTTAACCTTCGTTCGTTACGGTTGCCGCCTGCCCATACTAGGCGGGCAGGCTGCGACTTATTGCGGGGCGTTCGGCGTCCATGCCGGGGCGCTGGCAGGCTTTGCGGGCTGCGCCGGGGTCTGGCCCTGCGTAGCGGCTGCGGGCTTGTCGGCGGCCTTGCCGCTGGCCTTCGGTGCCGGGGCGTCGCCGACCTTCGAAGTAAGGGCTTTCAGTTCGGCGGCCTTCTTCTTGATTGCTTCGCCCGCTTCCGGGTAAGCGTCGGCGTACAGCTTCGGAACCTTGCCCGCTACGCCGTCGCAGATTTCCAGCGAATGCGGTTCGGACGGAACAGCGCGGGCGTTCCTGAACATAACTTGCGCGTTCAGTTCGGCGGCGGCTGCGAAGTCTTCCGGGGTCGGCGCGTTGCCGTCAACGAAGAACAGAATTTTTGCCGGTTTCATCTTCGAAACTCCTTTGAATTTGTGAAGGACTAGAAGAACGGGGCCGAAGCCCCGTCCGTCTGCCGTCGGTTAGTTGGTTTTGACGACAACGCCCGCAAGGTCTTTATGCGAAGTTGCGTACTTGTCCCAATTGGTCGAAGTGAACAACGCCGCATCGGTCGGCGACTTGCCGCCGTTTGCCTTGTCCCAAGCGAAGCCCTTAACGCCGATGTTGTACGACCATTCGGCTTGGTAAGTCCGAATAATGTTTTCGTCGCCGTTCTTGGTTTCTTCGTTTGCGTCGAAGTCGTTGTTTTGACCAATCAACACGCCGCCCGGCACAAGGCCAAGAATGTGATAAACGTTCGGCGCACCTGCGGCAAACAGGTTCGGCGAATCGGTCATAACAAGAAGCTTGCCGAACGGGTCGCGAACAACGTTCACGGTGCCGTAAGTAAACAGGCGTTCGCCGTTGGTCAAGTTCGAACCGTACAGCTTGTGCATGGGCGTACTGTGCATAATCCATGCGGCAATCTGCGACGATTGGTCGCCGAACTTGGCTTGGCCGTTGTTAAGGTTGTTCCAAGTCGGCAGCTTGTCGGCGGCATCGTTGTTCGCGGTCGCGTCGTAAACAACGTCGGGAACCTGCGACAGCGCCGAATAGACCGAACCAAGACCGACGTTCAGCATATCCGCCATCGTATCGACGGCGAGTTGCTGCCCCATTGCCGCGCCTGCGACTTCCGGGTTCTGCTGAATCCAACGGAATTGGCCGGGGTCAAGGCGAACAGGCGGCGTACCGGCTGCGACCTTAACCGACGTATCGACAAGGTGTTTCAAGACCTTTTCGGCGACGGTGCCGGAACCGTAGGCGTTACGACGGCGAACAAGGCCGCCCGTTACCTTGGCGAAAAAGGCAACGTCGGAAAAGTCGCCTTGGTGCGCTGCGGATTGCAGCATGATAGCCCCGCCCGTCGCAGCGTTGAACAAATCAACCTGTTGGCGCAGGATTTCGGAGAAAGCCGAATAAGCGTATTCGGAGTAAACAGCAAGGTCGGAAAGTGCCATGATTAAGCGTCCTTAGTTTCGGTTGCCTTCGCTTCTTTAATGAAGGCCGCAAGTTCTGCGGGATTCATCTTCGAAAGGTCGGCGGGTTTGTCGGATTGACCGTTAAATTTCGGGGCACCGCCGCCGTTCTGCGAAGGCTTACCGGCACCGCCGGACGCCTTACTAGCCGTGATAATAGCAGAAAAATCCTTGTTTGCAACGAATTCGTTTGCCAGTTCGTCGATAGTAAGGGCCGACGGCTTGCCGTCCTTGTCCAGAACGCGCGTAACCGGCGTGTCGCCTTCGAAGTCTGCGATAAGCCGCGACTTGATATGCGGCATGATGATTGCCGGGGCGTTCGAAATCTTGTGGGCAAGCTGCGACGCGACGTTATCGACAAGCGTTTTCGTCGTATGCGCGGTAAGCTTGGAAACCTTGGCTTCGTATTCTTCGCGCTGTTTTTCAAGCTTCGATTGCCAAGACTTTTCAAGCGTCGCAATGTCGCCTTTCTTGCGCGCGTCGTCGCCTTCGATGGATTCCAGCCGTTCGCGAAGTTCCTTCGCTTCCTTTTCGGCGTCTTTGCGCAACTGCGATTCGCGGTCTTTGGCGCGCTTCAAAGCGCCCGTATCTTCGTCGCCGTCAACGTCAAGGCGGAAGCCGTCGCCGTCTTCGATATATTCGGCTTTCAGCGCGTCCGAAAGCTTCGCGTGTTCTTCTTTGGTAAGTTTCTTTTTCAGTGCCATTTCAAGGACTCCTTGCGGTTATGCCGATTCACCGAATCAGCGGGAAAGAA